AAGAAAATATTCTTATAGAATAACTCAAAATAATCGTGAAGATGTCTTGAGGATTTTCTGGCCGTCCAATGACTGTCCGTAAAAATTCCGATTTTCATAATAATTTGTTTCCTTTACGGATGTTTTCAGTAGCAGTCAAAATTTGCAAATTATCTGGGTGATGCTTACCCCCTCTTGAAATTGGATAAATGTGGTCTACGTGATGGGGAACCCCAGTTTCTTCCGTTATCTTAGCACATTCTTGGTAGATAAGCAAGATACGTTGATGTTCTTCTGGTGTTAGGATTGGTGCCTCACCAAACTTCTTCGCTCTATACCTATATGTGCTATTATTTTGCTTTTCTTTTGTTCTATAAGGTTTCATCAACTCTTCATTATTCAGTTTTTCAAGTCCCCTTTTAATAGCACAAGGAGCACAACCCCAAGTAGATACATACTTCTCATAACTACCACATTGTTTACAGGCAGTAGAACCCTCATAAGTTTTTTTACCTTCTTTTATTGCATTTTCACGAGCAGCACTTTTTTGAGTATATCCTTGTGCTTTTGCCTTTTCTTTATTTCTTTTTAAATTTTCCCCCATTATCCGTTTCCTTTCTTCGGGGGTATATTTTGGTTTAGTCATAAGTATTTCTAACTCCAAAGTGTATAGTTATTTATAATACTTTGGAGTTAGAAAAAGTCATCGATTTCCGTTTCTGTACTGAATAGCGTCTTTCATACTGTTGTACTCCGAATTGTTCCCAGAAAGAACTCCGTCATCAATTGTCATAACCTCATCATAACCGGTTCGTTCAATAATTTTTGTCTTGATTTCCAGTTGCTTCTTTTCTTTCTGAATTCTTCTCAAAAAGGCATAGTGAATAATCTGAGTGAAATAAGCAAAAGGATTCTGAGACCTTTCTGGATTAAAATTGTGAATGTACTGAACACAATTCTCTATTCCATCGGAACACATATCCTCACGGAACATATAATTTACAAAATTAGGTTTATATGAAAGGTGAGTGGCAATCTTCAAGAAGCATTCTCCAATATAATCTGGAATTCTGGGTTTTCCTTCCCAAGCACCAGACTTAGGAGGATACTTATCGTACTTCTCAAAATACTTCTGTGCTGCCTTATCTACTTTAGATCTGTAAACAATAAGAGATTCTAATAACTCTTTATTGTTTACATAATGTTCTGATTTTTTTTTAGGCATAGCATTGGACTTTTAGTATAAGTTATGATTATTATAGCACATACCGCAAGGGCTTGACAAGTATTGAAAAACCGTATAGACTATGTTTGTCCCCGTTGAAGATAAGTCTTAGCTTTCTTTACTATCTTTAAAGAGATTCTCCAAATTCTTTCTTGCTTCCTCTACCGAAGATACATAACCCATCGTTGATGAAGGTTTGACTTCTCCAGCTGGTTTATATACTTCTATTGAATCATCACTTACATAATGTTCATATAACTGAATTAGTTTAATGTCCTTAGTTTCAGTCATCGTAATAACCTTATCAAGTTTAATTAAGAACATATCATCACCAGACATTTCTATCCAAGGCTTAATCTTCACATAAGAATCGCCGGTAGAGGTTGTTACCGGTTTCATAATTACTGGATTTTGTAGAATAATAATTGGATCACCATCATTCTCATCTATTATGATAAGTGATAAAATCTCTTCACTTGATACTAACTTTAAAATACAGTAAAACTCTTCTCCCATATTAATCCTTAAGTGGTATATTTACAATATCGTAATTAAAGTTCTCTTCATTATAAATCTTGATTCTTTCAATTAGGTGATTGAGTGTGTAATTCTTTCTTGACTTGTAACTAATATCATCGGCAATATCATACAAAGTTGCCTTTACTTTATTTTCTCCTTTTCGTAAGACTCTTCCGATTGATTGAAGATTTCGTATCCTCGATTTATTAGGTGAAGCAAATATAACATTATGAAGATTTCTGATATTGACACCAGTAGAAAAAGTACCGTAGGAAGCAACGATGATTGCATTATTCTCTCTTTCGGTAATTTCCCTGACTAATTCTCGTTCTTCGGTAGCAACACCACCATGAACAAAAAATACATGCCTATTCCCAGTTTTGCTATTATTTATGAGTTCGTAAAGTGGTTGTCCGTGCCCTTCTACTCTGGCAAAAAGGACCAGAGTATTACCTTTTAAATCAAGAGCAAGATTTTTTATAAAGTTATTTCTCTTTGGGTGATTAATAATATACTGAACCTCATCCTCAAATACTTCAAACCTGTGAGGAGGATGCTTCAGTAGTAGAACTTTAATATCTAATTGGGCAAGATGACCTTTTTGCATCAGTTCATCTGTTTTGATAATCTTATATGAAGGTCCGAATAAACCTTCTAAAACCCACTTATGAGTTTGAGACCCATCAAGTGTTCCGGTGAATCCAAAGCGATATTTGGCATCACAAAGTTTAGTCATTATAGATATTAATGACTTGGATTTAAACTGGTGTGCTTCATCTCCTACGACTACATTAAATCTGGAAAAATACTGTTTGGGAAGTTTGTAAATGGACTGCCAAGTAGTAATAATGACTTGGGAATCAGTTTCTCTTTCTTTTCCCGCATAGATTTTGTGACAGTATGAACCAACATCAAACCCATAGTCTGCAAAATCTTTATACATTTGCTCTACAAGGGAAGTCGTCGGAACAACTACGAGAATATTTTGCTGTTTCTCAACATAATATCTCACAACAGAATATATCATCAACGACTTTCCAGAAGCAGTTGGAGATATCAATAATTTACGATTATGTCTTAAAGCGTCGTATACTCCCTCAATTTGATAGTCGCGTGGGGCGTGTCTACTAATTGCCGTCATATAGTCCTTTACACCTTCCTTTGAGATGTTCTCATTTATCTCAAAAGGAAGACCATAGAACTTATTGTCCGTGAATTCATAAGTGTAATTGTGATCCTTACAGAACTGTATTACTCGGTCTAAAAGACCAATATAGATTTCTCTTGTATCTACATTAAACAAATAAATTTTTCCGTCCCACCACTTATTCTTATAAGAAGGTGAAAACTTTGCATTAGGTACTTCAAATTGAAATGCGTCTTTCAATTCATAGTAGATGTGAGGTTCTGCTTGAATGTGGAGATAAACCTCATTCTTCTTTGATATCACCAAATGAGACATTCATAAAGTATCAGTTATGAGTATTTATTCGGTCAATTGTAACCTGCCGTGAACTTATGCCAGTCTATAGCATTCTTGATGGAGTAATTGCGATTAGAAATCATCTTAATCACTTCCTCAAGAAACTTAAGCATAACATCATAATATCTAATCTTTAAATCAATCTTAGACAGTCTCTCATCGGCGTCCATATGCCTCTGTATGGCATCCTTTTCCCTTACCTTATACGGAAATGGTTCTTCGGCATAGACCTCTGCTGTTGCCTTTCCCGTGTAGTAGTTATAGCGTTCCAACCTAACTCTGTTATGTGTTTCTCTTGCCTTTTCACGAAGAAGAGTAATAGTATTGTATAGAGTATAATATTTGGAATGAAGTTGAGGTATTTTTAGTGATTCATCGTGTAAATTATCAGGGTCTATGACAGAATCTCTTTGCCACATTTCCTGTAGTTTTTCCAAATCAATTGACATTATAGGGGTTGATTATTATTATCAAGAATATTATACACAGTATACTTGAAAGCTACGTCTGCTGTAAAGTACTGAATGTCGGTTTGTGTGGCATCAAACTCAAGGGAGCTTAATGATACTGGAAATAAATCCTTGAACTTTACTACGGCAGTTGTGTTATAGTTACTATTCAGAATATAAAGACTCCCATCACTAAATGCCCTTTTGGGATCTTGTGATTGTGTTACGTCACTTACTGTAGAGATTAAATCATTATATTGTTGAGTTGTTTCTGGAAATCCAAGACCGGTCAACCAATTATGAACTGCCATATAATTTTCCATATCCTCATCAACCATAAATCTCAAAGTCAAATCTCCATAGGTAATTTTATCACCGGGAACATCAATATCCTTTAGATATGTTGGTTGGGTATTGAGAGATAATGTAATTTCTGGTATTCTTGCCGTATTGCAGAAAAAGGCAACTTTAGGTTCTTTTGCTAATGAAAACTTAAACCCAACTGGCGACAGAAAATTTCTATTATCAATTTGGTTGGGAAAGGAACAAGTCATTTTTTATTTGTATTTAGATATAAAAAAAGGGACCCGAAGGTCCCTTTGAGATTGTAAGTCTTATATGAGACTCACATGAGATTGGATACTTTGACTCTCCTGTAGTAAGCGTTGAGGTTGCTATTAAGAGCACCCTGTCCTACGGTTGAACCTTCAGCGAATGGATTGGCGACCATGCCGTAGCGGATCTTAAATCCGATTTTGGGTTGGAAGGTGTTCTCACCAACGGCACGAACCATTTGGAGAGGAACATAAGGGCAGTAGAAGAGACCTGCGTCATAAGGTGAAGAACCCTTATAACCAACAACGTAGAACTGATTAGGAGCAACGTTTGCCGAATATGGGTCAATATAAACCTTATACTTGCCTTGAAGAACGCCAGCAAATGTATTGCCGGTGTCATCAACATTCAGGTTTGCGTTGAGTGCTGGGGTGTAATCAAGAACTCCTGCCATCGCAAGTGCCGAAGCAACGTCTGCGGAGCAAAGGATCATATTACCTTTCCCTCTACGAGTCTGCTGGGCGATAGCGTTAGCATCACGCTCGATCTGGAAGATAAGACCCTTGAACTTCTCAACTGACCAACGACCGTTGGAGTCAACGTCAAGGTCAAAAGTACCAGCAGTAGCAGTGTTTGCTTGAGCACCAGGCTTAGCAATCTTGTATACGGTTCTGATAACTTCACGGTTGATTTCGGCAAGAATCTCAGTAGAGAGAATGTTTGCCAATTCAGCTTCGGCATTCAGACCGTGAATTGCCTTGAGGTCTTGAGCGAGCTCAAGTGAGTACTCAGCTTTCAGTGCTCTGGACTTAGCAGTAACGGTGACTTTCTCGATTGAGAATGCCATCTCGTTGAATGCATCACCAGCACCAAGACCCTCAGAGTCTCCGGTGTTCATACCGGTAGAAACGTTGTAGGCTCCTGCAGGACTATCGTTAAGAACGCTTGGGTTGGTTCCTGACTGAGCAGCAGTAGTACCGAATCCGACATTACCAGATGGAAGAGTTCCTTGAGCATTCTGAGCAGAGAATCTTGTATCTGCTTCGTTGAAGAATGCTTCAGTTCCGGACTGATTGGTATAACGTGAACGCATCGCAAAGATGAGTCCGGTGGGTCCGTTCATTGGTTGAACGCCACACAGATCATAAGCAATCAGGTTAGGCATCGAGCGTCTGATTAGTGAAATCAGAACGGGGTCGAAACCAGCTGTAGGTCCAGCATTAAATCCTTGAGCACTGCCACCAAATCCACCGGAAGCGCCAGCAGCATTACCGGAGTTGGTTGGAGATTCGTAGAGGAAGTCACGCTCTTCGCGGAGTTCTCTCTCTTGGTTTTCTAGCAGGATAGCGGTTACAGATCTGCGATGTGCATCTTTGATCTGATCCATTCCGGAATAATCCAGAATTGGTGCCCACTTCTCCTGCAAATATTCTGCGTTGAACATTTGCATTTGTTTTACCTTGTTAAAAGTTTTTGTTTGATTGTTTATTATTTAAAAATCACAGTTTGGCGACTCTTCCCAGAGTCTGAAGGTATGTTGCCATTCTTCCATCAACTTGTGGTTGTTGGGACTGGACATCAGTACTTTCGGATAAGGTTTCCGAGTCATCTCTTTGAGTACCAGTATTAGATGGGAAGTATGATTCCCTCAGAGTTACCAGTTTCTCACGATAGTTTGCTTCACTATCAAACTCAACATTTTCGGCAAGAGAAGCGAGTTTGTCCTTCTGAGAAAGTGCAAGACCCTCAGCGACATCTGCAAAAATTACATCGGCAACCGACTCTGCTAATCTTCTGTTTAGAGCAACATTTCTTTCAATTTGCTCGTTGAGTTTTCCTTCCATTTCATCAAGTTTATCTACCATACTCTCGATTACATCATATCTATCTTCAGGGATTGAAACATAATGATCTTCAAAAAGACCTCTCATTCCTTGGAGGAATGATTCGGTCATTTCAGTTTTGAGACCGTGCTCAACTGCAAGTGCGTTTTCAGAAACCCACTCGTCAGCAACATACTCAAGGTATGCATCGACACGATCAACAAGACCTTCTTTGATTACTTCAATTTCTTCAATAAGTGCATTTTCATAAGTTTCTTGAAGTTCTTCTTTGATATCAGCAACCTTAGAACGGATTGCTGCCTCAAAGATCGTTCTTGCCTTTTCTTGGAATTCTTCTGAAAGATCTTCACCGGCAAGGAGAGCATTAACATCTTCTTCGATATCAAAGTCTTCCTTCATTTCGTTTTCAGTATCTTCCTCATCTTCTTCGTCCCCATCTTCTTTGTCCTTATCTTTTTCTTCCTCATTTTTATTTTTGTGAGGTTTTTTGCCGTTCTTCAGTTTTTTATCTTTGCCATCGTGAGATTCTTCGGCAACTACTTCTTCGTCTTCATCGACTTCTTCTTCATCGACAAGATCTTCATCATCTTCAGTCTCTTCCTTAACACCTTTCATAGAATCTGCTGCAGATGCCTTAGCATTAACAACATCTCTAACTTGTGCAAGAGTTGTGGCAG